CACCAGGAGTCAGGGTCTTCCCAGCCAACATAGAGTTCAAGAGATTTCTGATGCGGCGAGGAGCCTTGCCAAGGGGGAGATTGATTGCAGGGATGTCTAAAGAAGAGTCCATACGAGCGGTCGCTTTTATGCCGCCAACCACCAGGCCCGGAGGAAAATATGGAAAAACCGCCGGGCATCGAAGCTCGTAACCTAAAAGTAAGCTCCAGTTGGCCCGCTGGCTAATACAATTAACCAGCTGGTCACGCTTACTTTGGGACAAAATAGACACTGTATCATGGTAAACAAACAGGGCATAAGCTGATACAGACAGCTTGATATCGGACAAAGAATGTGCAGTACACAAGGACAACAAATCCCAAATAGCGACAATCTTATCTATAGTGATAGAGGGATCACTGCTCTCAGAACGCATGAGTGAACTGATAGAGTACATCAGCTTACCTACACGTGGATAGGGAACATAGATACCATCTTCATAGGAACAGGTGCTTCCTAGAAAAGATATACCGGAATAAGGGGTGCCTGGCTCATGGGGAACAATATGAAAAGACTTCGGTTTAATAACCAAACCATAAAGGGCGAAATGGACAATAAAATACGAAATTAATTGTTCGGAGGAGTCAAACATGAACTTAGTCAATCCCCCAGCGTCGTCATCACCAAAAAGCATGAAACCAGCTACTTCTAAACAATTCTCATAAGAGGGCAATAATCCAGTCAGTTCAAACATTCGTCGAACCAATAGATGGAAAATTATGATTGTATGAGCAATAGTATTATCGGTAGTAGTGTCATTGCTTCCTGAGTTATTACCAGTGAGACGCCGCCAGATGGTGCCATTTCCAAATGCAACAACAGGGTTGGTGCAGTTAAAAACGACCCACTTGTAGACAGGATCATCTAAGTGTGCTTGCATAGGAGGGCAATGTTGGGCATAGTTGCGAAGACCACGCGTGCGTAACTCATAAGTTTATGAAGAGAGATTCTTCGATCATAACCAGAGATGTCAAAATCGAACAACCA